GTCTTCTTCACTCACGGGGCTCAAGACCCCCGGGGTCATAGGGGGCGGGGTATTACTTTGGTAAACAGTGTTTAGATAGCTCGACGGAGCGACAAGCGAGAACGTCCACTCGTTTCTAAACACTTTTACAACTGGACGACGACGGGAGGACAACGTCATGGCTACGGTTAGAAAGGCAACGCCGAAGAAGAAGACAACAGCAAAAAAGAAGACGGTCAAGAAGACCGCACCAAAGAAGGTGACGGGACCCAGCAAGGCGGAGATCCTTGTCTCTGGTGTCAAGGTCATGCACGACGAAGCGCTTGAGCTTGCGGAGTCGGTCGTCTTTATGGCTGCAAAGCTGGAAGAGTCTCGGAAGGTTATGGCAAACGAGCCCCTCGTCGTTCCTTATGACAACGGCGGAGGACAGACGGGTCTCAAAGAGAACCCGCACTTTGCGGCCTTTGAGAAATTGATGAACACCTACACGAGAAGCCTCTCGCAACTGACGCAGATCGTGGAGAAGGGAACAACAACAGAGAAGTCGCTCGGAGTTATGGCCGAGCTGACCACAATAGCCGGGAGGAAGATAGGATGACACAAGGCAAAGAAGAGCCTCGTGTCTGGACTAAGCCCCTCCGAAAACTGACCCCGAAGACTTCTTTGGGGTTTTTGTTTAATCGCTTTTGTGAAGAGATAGGCGTGGAGCTTCTTCCCTGGCAAAAGTGGCTCGCGATACATGCGCTCGAAATAGTGACAGAAGGAAGTCAGTGGCGTTTTCGTTACCGCTACGTTGTCATCCTTGTCAGCCGACAGAACGGGAAGACCTTCTTCGAGGTTTGTCTCAATCTCTTCTTCCTTTATGGACTAAAGTCGCACCTGGTTCTCGGCACGGCGCAGAACTTAGACACGGCGGTCGAGACTTTTGAGGACACCGTCAGCCAGATCGAGAGCACGCCGATGCTCGCGGACGTACTTGAACAGGTGCGACGCGGAGCAGGAAGGCGCGAGCTGTCACTCAAGACGGGAGACAGATACAAAGTTTTAGCAGCAACACGAAAAGCCAGAGGCTTGTCGTCTGACCTCATCATGATGGACGAGCTCAGAGAGCAAACCAACTGGGAAGCGTGGAGCTATATCGAAGACCATGATGGCAAGACCGACGGCGATCTTGATCGGACTCTCCAACGCCGGAGACGTTTCGAGCGTCGTATTGAGGCACTTGAGACTCCAGGCACACGCTGCGCTCGGTGATCCTGACGGGATAGCATCGAACCGCGCAGGCTTAGGCGGTGAAGACGTTGAAGACGAGACGCTCGGGCTCTTTGAATGGTCCGCGGTCCCTGACTGCGATCTGAACGACCGCGAACAGTGGGCGCAGGCTAACCCGTCGCTGGGTTATGGCTTCTTAACAGAGAGAGCGCTCAAGTCGGCTATGGTAACGGATCCAGAGAGCATCTTCCGCACGGAGTGCCTCTGTCAGTGGGTTGAGTCCAGACTTCCCGAGCCGTTCCCTGCGGGGTCATGGCTTGCGGGACAGGACGAGACCAGCTTCATCCGCGAAGACTCGCCCCTATATTGGGGCATTGACATGTCACAAGATCGGAAGTGGACCGTGATCGCGGTCTGCGGTCTTCGTGATGATGGAAACTATCACGTCGAGATCGTCGAGAGACGGCTCGGCACGGAGTGGGCGGTGGACTGGTTCAGAGCCAGGGCTCCGCGTTATGGAAACATGAAGCTCGCCTTCCAGGAACGGGGCGCACCCGTCAGCGGACTGGCTGAGCAGATCTGCACGATCGACGGCGTGGAGCGTATGGCTCAGGGCGGTCCTGACCTGTCAGCAGGTTGGAACCGCTTTTTTGATGCAGTCGCAGCGTGCGAGCCAAACAACTCACGCGGAGGGGTGAAGGTTTTCCACCTTCCTCAGCCCGTACTTGATACACCGGGAAGGACGTGCCAGCTCAGGAACCTGGGCGGCGGCATCATGCTCCCCGACAGGACAAAGAGCCCCGACGACATAAGTCCATTGATGGCTGTGGCGATGGCTTACGCAGGGGCGACTCTTATCAACAAGAAAGAGAAGAAGATCTTCGAGTCAGCTTATGCATCAGGCGGAGGGCTGGCTTTTATCTAAAAAATACGAGGGAGAACGAAAACATGGCGAGTATTTTGCAAAGGTGGCGGATGGCACAGGCGCCCTCAGTGATAAACGTCACGGTCAACACGGGCGACGCCTCGACGCAGGTCCTGAACATGAAGGCCAAAGAGCTCTACCAGACGCAGGACAACCTTCAGGCGGTCGTCAACTTCCTGGCTAACTCTATCGCACAGCTACCGCTCAAGGTCTACGTCAGAGACGGAGAGGACGAGCGAAGAAGAGACAGAGACAGCGCAGCGGCGCAGACAATATGGAGACCAAACGCGGATCAGACGAGCTTCGAGTTCATAAGAGCGCTCGCGATCGAGTACTTCGTTTGCGGTTGCGTCTACGTCTGGATCCTACCCGACGCGGACAGCGAGAGCAGTCAACAGCTTCGCATCGTTCCGAGCGAGTGGATCCAGTCAGGCACGAAGAAGATGCCCTATGCACCCGACACGATCCGCATCTGCACGACGAACGGGGGCACAGCCTTCGACGTTCCGCGTGAAGAGTTCGTTCAGTTCAGGACGTACTCGGTGGGAAGCCCCGGCGGGTTCCTGTCTCCGATCAGCGCATTGAGGAACACCCTCACAGAACAGGTCGAGGCGGGACGCTTCAGGCGTCAGCTCTGGAAAAGCTCGGGAAGACTTAACGCCCAGATCATAAGACCGAAGGATGTCGCACCGTGGACGAATGAACAGCGCGACAACTTCGTTACTATGTTCAGACAGGCGTGGGGCTCAGGCGGTTCAAAGGCGGGCTCGATCCCTGTCATGGAGGACGGCATGGAGATCAAGCCGTTCTCGACATCCTTCAAAGAGAGCGAATGGAGCCAGAGCGTGATCCTGTCACGCGAGGCGGTCGCTGCAGCCTACGGAGTCAACCCGTCACTGATCTGGCACTCGAACACGCAGACATACGCATCGAGCAAGGACAACGCGAGGGCATTATATGCCGAGTGCCTGGGTCCCGTGATCCAGATGCTCCAGCAGAGGATCAACGCCTTCTTACTTCCGAAGCTCGGCGCAGATCCGAACACATACGTCGAGTTTGACCTGGCTGAAAAGCTCAAGGGCTCATTCGAGGAACAGGCTGCGATCATGCAGACCGCAACAGGTCGCCCGTGGATGACGGTCGACGAGGCTCGTGCATACATGAACCTCCCGAAGCTCCCGGATGGTCAGGGCGAAGGCTTAGTCGTTCCGCTCAACGTCGAAGTGGGCGGTCAGGCTAACCCCGGAAATGACTACGACTATCCCGGGCAGGAAAACCAGGGCAAGAAGCTCATCCCGTGCGGGTGCAAGTCATGCAAGACGACGGAAGAGCTCAGGATCAAAGGAAAAAGCGACAAGGAAGACGACGAGAGCGTGAACACAGTGCTCAAGTCGTTTTTTAAACGCCAGAAGCGGAGCGTGATCCCGAAGATCGGAGCGGACAGCTCGGACTTCTGGGACGCTGAACGCTGGAACAAGGAACTCGCGGAAGATCTTCAGCCCGTACTTCAGAAGATAGCCGACAAGCACGGAGAGAGCACAGCCGACGAGCTGGGCTCTGAGTACGTCACGGAGAAGACCGAGGGCTACATCAAGAAGGCGGCACAGAAGAGAGCCGAGAAGATAAACAACGACACACTCACGGCGATCGAGAAGGCACTCGCGTCAGGCAAGAAGGCGGCAAAGCCGAACAAGCCAGTCGTCGAAGACGAAGAAGAGGAAGACGACGAGGACATCGTCGAGCACGTTTTTGACGTCAGAGAGAACGCCACAGAGCGCCTCGCCCTTGCTGCAGCCGGTGCCATCGCGTCGTTCGCAATAACCGAAGCAACGCATCAGGCGATCAGTGAAGGCGCTCCGAGAGTGGTCGGCAAGATCGTCGAGAAGGAATGGATCACAGGCGAGAACGCGAGAGCGTCACACCTTGCCATGAACGGCGAGCGCGTCCCTATCGACGCGGACTTCTCAAACGGTCAGCACTGGCCCGGTGAAGACATCGGAGACCCTGACGAGTCCTGCGGATGCAACTGCACGACTGAGGTCGTCATATCAAGCAAATAAGGAGAACAAAAACATGGCACACCTTTTTAAAAGTTTTGAAATGAAGGCCGCAGACAACGGCTTGATCGAGGGCTACTTCTCAACATACGAGAAGACGCCCGACAGCTACGGCGACATCATCGAGCCGGGTGCGTTCACGGAGACCATCAAGGCAAGAGAAGAGAGCGGGCACCCGTTCCCCCTGTGCTTCAATCACGACTTCAGTGCAGTGATCGGAGCGGTCGACAGCGTAAAGGACACCGAAAAGGGTCCATTTATTAGTGCTCACTTCCTTGACACTCAGCAGGCTCAGGACGTCCGCAAGATGCTCCAGAGCGGTGCGATATATCAGTTCAGCTTCGCCTATGACGTTTTAGGCGCAAGAAGACCCACAGAAGAAGAAGAGAAGGCGGGCGTCATGAACGTCCTCACAAAGCTCGAGGTCTTCGAGATCTCGGTCGTCACCGTTCCGGCTAACCAGAACGCAGTCGCGACAGAGGTCAAGAGCATGGAGCTCGAGACAAAGCAGGGCAGACGCAACCGCAAGGCTGACGAGGAAGTCATTCGAAATTGTATCAAGTCGCTGGAGTCCTTACTGGATGACGGCGGTGAAGATAAACCGGCAGAAGACGAGGCAAAGAGCGCGGAGCCTACCGTCGAGGTCAATGAGGCATCAGAGGAACCGAAGACAGCAGAGAACGCGAAGAGAGCCGAAGAGCTTCTCGAAAAAATCAAAAAAATGAAGGAGGTCCCTGAAGTATGAACATGAAGGAACAGCTCATTGAGAAGAAGCAGGCGCTCACCGAGCTCGAGCCGATGCTCAAGGCTGAAGACGTAACAGCCGAGACAATCGACCAGGGCGAGACCCTTGTCAAAGAGATCGCAGACCTCGAGGACAAGATCGCGAAGGCTGAGAAGGCTGCAGAGCTTCTCAACAACATCGGCACAGCCGAAAACGACAACAAAGACATTACGGAGGAAAAGAAAATGTCAAGCATCGAAGAATTTATAAAGAAGTGCGCAGAAATGACCGACAAGAAGGTCGGAGCATCCGCTCATTTTGAAAAGGCTTACAACTCAGTTGTAACAGCTCCCACCATCGCAGAAGTAGACAGAAGCATCGCACCCCAGCCCACACGCGACGCGATCGCTGACAACTTCCTTGTCGCTCAGGTAAGCGGCAACGCTGTCACATACTTCCTTCAGGGCGCTTTTGAGACCAACAGCGGCATCGGCACAACAGCACAGAACTACAAGAAGCCCCAGGCTTCCACCAGCTTCGCCGGCACGACTCTCGCACTCTCTAAGATCGCAGCATGGATCAAAGAGACCGACGAGATTATCTACGACGCTCCCTTCCTCGCTTCCGAGGTTCAGAACACACTGGTCTATCAGATCGGCGTCGCTGAGGATGCGTTCATCGTAAACGCTATCGGTCAGACCGAAGGCATCGGCGCCGCAGAGTATGACGGCACCACTGTTACATTCGCAGACGGTATTCTTAAAGCTATCCTCAAGGTAAAGGCTGACTCTGCATACGATGCAAGTGTTGTTATTCTCAACCCTGCAGATCTTCTCACTCTGCTCACAGCAAAGGATCAGAATAAGCAGTATTATGGCGGCGGCTACTTCGTAGGCGCTTACGGTAACGGTGCGTATGGCGTTCCCGCTTCCATCTGGGGCGTAAAGATCGCAACATCCTCATCCGTTCCCCAGGGTTCTGCTCTTGTTTGCGCTCGTGAAGCAGTCAAGATCTGGAAGAAGGGCGGCATCGACGTCCGTCTCTTTGAGCAGAACGAGGACGATGCACTCTATAACCGTGTAACACTCCTTGCAGAGAACAGACTCGCTTGCGCAGTCGTTGATCTCAAGGGCGTTGTTCTTCTCGCTGGCGAGGGTTCAGGATCCTGATAAATGAATTGACGGGAGGCTTTCGAGCCTCCCTCTTTTCTAATCTCGAAGAAAGGAGGCTCGCACACGATGAAGATTTACGAAGTAAACGGTCGCAAGGTCTGGCTCAGTAAAGCCCCCGAGGGCTACGTTGAACCGAAGAAGGCGGAACCTGTGAAGGTCGAACCTGAAAAGGAAGAGCCTGAGATCAAGGCAAAGCCCGCACCGGCTAACAAGGCAAAGAAGGCGACGGCAAACAAGTCAAGGAAGGCAGGATCTAACAAATGAGCGAGTTCGAACATCCGAACCTCAGCACGTGGGGTTATACATACGACGCGGAAACGCTCCCCGACTTCATCACCACGACAGAGTTTTCCAACTTCACTAACGGCAAGTTCGGAACGACTGACACACGGATCTCCTCGAACATTACGAGCGCGTCCGCAGCTATCCGCAATTATTGCGGGTGGCATATCAGCCCGAGCCTGACGTGTGGGATGCTCTACAACGTCCACGACTTGCGCGACGCTTTTGTCGGTCCCGATCTTCTCATTCAGCTCCCGGCGACGTTCGTCTCCGCAGTCACGAAGATCGTGCTCTGCGCAAAGTGGGACACGGAAGCGGATGACTGGAAGGGCGAGGTCATAACTGACCCCGACCGCTTTGATCTGGATCCGAGCGGACTGCTCCGCGTTTATGACGTAGGCGGTCTCGACCGCAAGGCGAAGATCTTCGTCAAGTATGAAGCGGGTCTTCCGAGCACGAATATCGCAGTCATCAAGGAACTGACCGCTAACAAGGTCACGCACTCAGTCACCAACGCCTACGGAGTAACGTCCGAGGCTGCGGGCGGTGTCTCCGTGACTTATAACGCATCGTGGTCAGGTCGCTCAGGCTCGACGGCTCTGGCTGACGACAGCCGTGAGGTTTTAGATGCTTACAGAGTGAAGGGGGTCTACTGATATGCTTCCATCATTTTGTTCTCAGGAAGTGACACGCATCAGACCGGGAACAAAAGAGTCGAGAGGCTCGACGATCCCGGACTGGAGCGAAGACAAGGTCACGACGCTGACGATCACGGGGTGCAGCGTTCAGCCTGCAGGCACGGGGCTCTCTTTGGACGGTCGTGTGCTCGGCATCAACGAAGGCTTCACGGCATACCTTCCCGAAGGCTCTGACGTCCAGGCTGGCGATCATATCCTTTTTGACGGCAACACATACGAGATAAACGGAGAGCCGAAGCCGTGGACGGGTGCCTTCACCCGTTCACACATTCAGCTCAACCTCATCAGATGGAGGGGCTGACACATGAGCACGCGCATCGTTTTCAACTCTGAAGGGTTCCGCGAGATCCTTCTCTCTGAAGGCTGTCACAATCTCGTGACAAGCGTCACGGAAGAGATCGCGGACAAGGCGAACGCAAACAACGACAGAGGCGGGAACGGCTTCCGCTCATCGACGCAGGTCGGAGGGTACGGAGGCGGCCGCTGGATCGGGTTCGTGACCGCGACAGATAACAAAGCGGCGGCGGCTCAGTCTGAAGATCAAGCACTCACGAGGGCATTGACATGAACATTTTGAGACCTATCGACATTGAAGACGAGGCAAGGAAAGCCCTGAAGGACTACTTCACGACATATGTGAGGCCCTTGCCCGCAAATTATACCCTTCCGTGTCTGCTCATAACGGCAACGGGAGGAACATCGAACAACGAGGTCGACACGTTCACGCTGACGCTCGACGCGAGAGCCGACACGGATGCGGAAGCCTACGAGCTTATCACGACCGCGCTCGGTGCGCTTGAGCAACAGGCAAAGAACCAGTTCGGCGCTCTTCGTCATTTAATAATCAACAGTCTGGCAAGGTGGGGCTCGGATCCAGTGCGCCCGGACTTAAAACTCTGCACGGCGACTGTGCTCGTCACATGTCACCGCGAGGCGTACGAAATACCCGAAGACTCTTAACAAAGGAGAAAAACAAAAATGTCAAATGTTTTAATTGGCGCAGGAAACGAAGCCCTTGGCTTCTTCCTCACAGCTCCAAAAGGCACAACTCTCCCTTCAACGCCCGGAACGACACCCGGATCCGCATGGACCGAGGTCGGCTCTATTGACGTCAACGGCATCAGCTTGAAGCTCCCGAACGGCGACATCATCAAGAACTGGGCTAACAACGCAGAGAGAAAGATCAATACGGAGAACGGCGCGATCAGTGGCAACATCATGCACACGAACAAGAAAGTCTTCGAGGCTCTCTTCGGCGAGGATAACGTCACATATACCGCAGCCGACAGCTCGCACGGCAATATCTCGAGCGTCACGCTTTCGCCTGACGTTTCCGCAGAGCCTGCAGCCTATCTCTTCCTCGTAAAAGATGGCGACACACTCGTCTCCATCGGAACAACGAACGGACTCATCACCGACATCGCAGACGTCACCTTCAACCCGACGCAGGCAGTTGTTTGGACTCCTACGATCGAGGGAAGCTGGACGATCAGCCACGACGACGGACAGGTCACATCCTGATAATTACACGGAGGTTTTACCATGCCAGAAATTACTCTAAACCGTAAAGAGGTCGAAGTCCTCAAAGTAAACATCGAGGGCAAGAGCTTCTCGATCCCGCTCGGCACATCGCTCAAGCGTTCAGAGCTTGCAAAGCTCAAGACAGAAGACGAGGTCATGAAGTTCTTCGAGAACTATCTCGGGAAGGAACTGATGGAAGACCTGACCATCGGCGAGATCAAACAGATCATCGACGCATGGAGCGAAGCGACAAAGAAGTCGGGCGGCGTAACACTGGGGGAATGATAAGCCTCGCGGAGTTCGTTGAAGAGCACGGCGAGGCGTTAAACTACGACCTCATCACACGCACAAATTATCAAATGGACGACATAGGGGGAGCTCTTTCGTGGAGCTCCCTCCATTCGTTTATTAAGTACCTCCCGGGTGACAGTGCGCTCGCCCGAGAAGCTGGGAAGGCTTCGGTCTGGGACTCAAGGATCAAGACGAACGCAATCCTTGCGGACATATATGACCAGCTCCAGCTCATCAATGCCAACCTCGTCGCGTTCGCGACAGGCGGCAAGACTAAAACGAAAATTACACCCTACCCGAGACCGGGAAGGGAAGACGATAACAGGCGCAAGATCGGCAAGGGGGCTCTTCCTCTCGACCAGCTTCGCCAATGGATAAAGGAGCGACAGCATGGCTAACGGAAACATAGAAGTCGCGAAGGCGTTTGTGACCATCGTCCCCTCGATGGAAGGCTCACAGGCTACCATCACCAAAGAACTGACAGGCGTCACAAATGAAGCCTCCGAGAAGGCTGGCTCTGAAGGCGGTGCGAAGTTCGGCGACAAGTTCGCCGGAGCGATCAAGGGCGCAGGCGTTGCAATAGGCGCAGCCATGACCGCAGTCACGGGCGCAGCCATCGCAACGGGCAAAGCGTTCCTCGACTCAGCAAGCGACGTGGCCGAGTATGGCGACCAGGTCGACAAAATGAGCCAGAAGATGGGGATCTCCGCGCAGTCGTATCAAGAGTGGGACTTCATCATGCAGCACGCAGGCGCGTCAATCGACTCGCTGAAGAGCTCCATGAAGATCCTGGCAACTTCTGCAGAGACAGGGAGCGAAGCCTTTGACAAGCTCGGCATCAGCCAGGAACAGATCGCCTCAATGTCTCAGGAGGATCTCTTTGCGGCAACGATCGCAGGGCTCCAGAACGTAACGGACGACACAGAGAGGACTTACCTCGCAAGCCAGCTTTTAGGACGTGGTGCGACTGAACTCGGTGCTCTTTTTAACATGAGCGCAGAAGAGACCGAAGCGCTCCGCCAGCAGGTTCACGATCTGGGCGGTGTCATGTCAGACGATGCAGTCAAAGACGCGGCCGCTTATAAGGACTCACTGCAGAACATGAACACGGCGCTCGATGGAGTGAAGCGTTCCATGATGAGCGAGTTCTTGCCCGGCATCACTTCCGTCATGGACGGACTGAGCAAGGTCTTTTCGGGCAACGGCGGCATCGAAGAGATCCAGAGCGGTCTCGAGTCCATCATTTCAAATATAACCTCGATGGCCCCGCAGTTTTTCCAGCTCGCCTCTGTTTTGGTGAACTCTCTGCTCTCGGGCTTTGCGCCTATGCTTCCAGAGCTGGTCAGCTCGATTTTTAGCTTTTTGATCCAGGGCCTCACGACCATCGTCGGCCTGATCCCTTCGCTCTTGCCCGTCATCCAGACAGGCATCCAGGGCATCATGTCGGCGGTTTTCGAGTGCCTTCCTATCATCATTCAGAGCCTCACACAGCTCACGATGGACCTCGTCACGTGGCTCGCTTCAGGCAACAACGTCCAGGAGCTCGTCGCAGGCGTCATGGCTGTCATAAGTGCCCTGGCTGACAGTATAAGCACAGCCTTGCCGGTATTGCTTCCGGCTCTCATCGACATTATAGGACAGGTCAGTGCGGAGCTCATGAGCCCCTCTAACATCGCGACCGTCCTGAAGGCTGTCCTCCAGATTATTATCGCTGTCTGCGATGCACTCATCAGAGCGATCCCTCAGATCATAAAATCGCTTTGGGAGATCTTCCTGCGCATCGGCACAGAGTTCGGGACATTCAAGACGGACAACATCAAGAAGGTCAGCGAGTGGCTCACTTCCATCGTTCAGAAGATAGTCAACTTCGGGACGAACGTGAAGAACAAAGTCACCGAAACGATCAACAGCGTCAAGAACTTCTTCAGCAACGGCTTCGAGGCTATCAAGACGAAGGTCACGAACATCCTGGAAAACATAAAGAGCAAGTTCACGAGCATCTTCGACAACGTCAAAAACGTCGTCAAGACGTCCATCGACTACGTCAAGAACCTCTTTAACTTCCAGTGGAGCCTTCCGAAGCTGAAGCTCCCGCACTTGAAGGTGTCAGGCTCGCTTGACCTCTTTGCTACGCCTCCGAAGATCCCGAGCGTCTCGGTCGAGTGGTATCGCAAAGCTATGAACGAGCCTTATTTCCTCGATGATCCGACGATCTTCGGCGCAGCCAACGGGAAACTTTTAGGCGGCGGTGAAGCAGGAAGCGAGCTCATCATCGGCACTAACAAACTCATGGAAATGATGCAGCAGGCGGTCGGCGGGAAGTCCGTCGTCATTAACGTC